GTTGACATGAGATATCTATCTATGTTTATAATGTCACAACGATACGATAATCGTTATTTTATAAACTACTAAAAGGTTACTAAAATGAAACTATCAATACAAGTAAAATCAGTCTATGGTCGTGATTTAATTTATCCACGATGCAAACAATCTCAATTATTAGCACAATTGTTAAACGTAAAAACATTCTCAGAATTTCATATTGGTAAGCTTAAAGCTTTAAATTATGAATTTGAAACTGTAATTAATACTATTTAATTTTATAAACTACTAAAAGGTAACTAAAATGAATTTATTTAATAAAGAATTTACAAACAGTAAGGGAATAGAATTAATAATGGCAGTATCTTTTGAAAAGGATAAGCTTAATATAAATGGTAATAAAACCAATAATCAATTATATGTTGCGTTTTATAAAGGCAATTATATGATGAGTAGATATTATTTAAAAACCTTATTAGAATATAGACCTAATGAGAGTGGTTTATGTTTAGAGGGTTCTATGTCAGATATTTACTTTGTAGATGATTATCACATGTCAGAATTTAGAAAGATATTTAAAATAATAAAAACTTGCATTACTGCATTAAAAATCAAGTAATAACTCATAACATCTTAAGGGGTGTTATGGGATTGTTATTTTTAACAATCATTTTATAAACTATTAAAAGGTAAACATTATGAATCTAAAAAATGAATTAAAAGAAATAAGAAATAATTTTTATAAACATTTTGGATTATGTCCTATTCCAAAGGAATACATTGTTTTATTATTATCTAGAAATATTGATGCAGATACTATTTTTACAATTGGTGTAAACGCTTATTCTAGGAATTTTGGCACTGTTAAAAATAAATTCTATAAACGATTATATAAATAAGGGGTAACAATGGATAAGAAAAAACGTAATTGGTTTATTTTAGGCATCATAGGGGGCATTTTAAGCTCTTATGTTGCATTTATTGTTAACAATGGGCTTACACTACCAAACAAAGATTATATTTGTAAAAAAGGCAAGTTATATGAACAGATTATTTTAAATAGTAATGTTTATGTTAAAAACAAAGAGCATCAATGTTTAGATAAAACAATTATTAAATAAATATGGGAGGTTGTAAAAAATGACAATTGATACTTTAATAAAGATATATTCTAATAAAGGATTTATAGAAAGTGCAGATGCTGAATTATTTAATCCAAATATTACAGGAAAAGATAAAGAATGGTTAAAAAGATTCATAGAAGTATGGGATAGAATGCAAGAAAAATAACCAATAAGGATTCAAAAGGGGTTGCCATATTTCGTGGCAATCCTTTTTTTTTGCCTTGATCGATCCTATTTCAATGACCAGAATTATTAGGTTGAGATACCTATTTCAATGCCCAGGATAATTAATTTACCCACAATGAGATATCTATGATATCATTTATTTTAGGTTGAGATACCTATTTTATAACCTACTAAAAGGAACGAAAACAATGCACACTTATGACCGAGGTACTAACGAGTTTTATGGCGATGAAGATGAGGTTGAGATGTCTGCTGCTGAAGAGCAGCATGCACAAGAACAAGCGCATGAACATTTTGTAGCTGTAGAATTTAGTGAATTATTGTTAAATTCTGGTCCAACATATATGTTAAATAAATTAACAAAAGATGCCAAAGAAGAATTATTTATGGCAATCAATGAAATACAGGGAGCAAAATAATGGTAGGAAAAGTCACACCGAACGACCAACTCAGCGCATCCGAGATACCTGTTTTAATGGGTGCTAGTAAGTTTAAAACAGTCAATGAACTGTTAAAAGAAAAGATGGATGTTATATCAGGGATTGAACCCCCATTTATAACCAATGAGGCTATGACTTTTGGAAACTTGGCAGAGCCTATGATTTTGATTGAGTCTTGCAGTAGGCTCGGTCTTATCAATGACCAAGATTCTAATAACCTCAAAACTGACCATGAAAAACCTTATCATCATGATACTTTGCCATTCGCATGTAGTTTGGATGGCACTGTAATAGGTGATGATCGAGTAATTATGACTGACCTGGACAAGGGTATTATTTGTGTCAATGCTGATGAGGTGAAGATGTCCGGGTTGGGTATCATTGAGGCAAAACTGACTGCACACGAGGTAGAAAGTGCAGACCAACTACCACTTTATCGTGGCCCATTACAACTGCAAATGCAGATGGATTGTACAGGTGCAGAATGGGGTGCAGTGTGTGTATTGTATAAAGGTACAACGCTGCGAACTTTTGTCTATCAACGTGATGATGAAACGATTGGTCAGATACATGATGCCATCGTAGACTTTGAGCGTAGGATTGAAAAATGGAAAACTAATGATGAGGTGGAATGGTATGACATAACCACACCAGCTGAAGCCTCACGCATCTTTGACGAACCTGAAAAGGCTGAGATAACTATTCCTGAGGCTGAAGAGTATGCTGAGAAGATAATAGAACTTAGGGACATGATTAAGGATTTAGAGGGACAAGTGGCAACTCATGAGATCAAAATCATGGACCACATGCGTGACAATCAGCATGCAGTATCAGGGCGTTATAAAATATCATGGCCGTTAATTAACTACAAGGCACAGCCTGAGAAGATAACACCAGCAAAACCAGCGAGAACTATTCGACAATCTAAACTAAGAATCAGAGATAGGGAGATATAAATGAGCGATATAAATAACGATGGAACTGAGCAATATGACCATAGTATGCAAATAGTTGATACTGAAAACTTCTTACAATCCTTGTATCGCAACGTCAAAGACGTTAAAACAAGACAAGAAATTATTAAACTTTATTTTGGAGAACAAGATGACAACAACATCGGAGATTGCTAAAGCGTTTGTAGCGGCACAAAAAGAATTTGCACCAGCACTAAAAAACAGTACGAACCCACACTTTAAAAGCCAATACGTTGATTTGGCAGGGTGTATAGAGGCAGTATTAGATGCCTTGCATAACCATAGTTTAGCATTGATACAAAAGACTCATGAATGTGAGTCAGGTGTAAAAGTGGAAACTATATTTCTGCATGAAAGTGGTGAAGAGATGTCAGGAGGTTTGATTCATGTACCTGCTGATAAGCAAACACCACAAGGTTATGGTTCAGCATTGACGTATGCAAGACGTTATTCGATCATGGCTGCAACTGGCATTGCACCTGAAGATGATGATGGCAATGCAGCAACTAAATCTATGGCCCAAAAGGTAAAGGAAACTGCACCTGTAAAAAAGCAATATAGCCTGAGTCTGCCAGGCAAACCTTCTATCGCACTAGCAGATGAGTATCAATTGGCAACTAAATTTATTGAGGTTATTAAAAAACTTGGTGAATCAGAAAAGATTGATAATAAAACTAAGTGCGACAAGGTTAAAAATTTGTTAATGATAAACCAAGATAGTATTAACAGATTGCCAGGCGGTGAGCAAGTTAAGATTAAAAATGCTACTAATGATTTTATTCGTGACCATAAAGAACATTAATTATGGATACAAAAATTGATAGAGAATTTGCTTTATTTAAAACTAACAATCCAAACATGGACAATCCTCATGCAAGATTAATTACTGCTATATTAATGAGTGCTATTCACGATGCAATATCATCACAAGCTAGTGCTGTTCATAAAAGGCAAGCATGGATTTTTTTAGAAGAAGATGAAGTCCTTATGCCAATTTGTTTGGCTGTTATTAACATTGATCGAGAACCATTAATTAGGCGTTTGAAATACATGCGCACTAATAATATAAATCTTAAAAGTATGTACACAAAAAGGGAGTCAATATGACAAATCAAGAAAAGAGGTTATTAGATTATCTTAAAGCTAACAATAAGATTAGTCCGATAGAGGCATGGACTGAGCTTGGTATTTACAGACTTAGTGATGTAGTGTTTAAGCTGAGAAATAAAAACTATGAGATCGAAACCGAGCGTAAGTCAGTATTAAATCGGTTTGACGAGCCATGTAGTTTTGCACAATATAAACTGCTATGAACTATCTATCCGTATGTAGTGGCGTAGAGGCAGCAACAGTAGCTTGGCATGATTTAGGTTGGAATCCTGTTGCGTTTTCTGAGATCGAGAAGTTTCCAAGTGAGGTATTGGCACATCATTATCCGGGTGTGCCTAACCTTGGTGATATGTCTAATTATAAGGAGTGGAATTTTGGAGAAAGAACAATTGACCTTTT